AACACGTTTACCCTGTTTCCGGCTATGGCGTCCAAGCAGTTGAAGGAAGATTTCGGCCTGGACGTTCACAAGACCATTATCTACTCGCGTGCGGGTGGAATGATCGAGTCGGTTACCTCTTCGCCTCTGGCGCTTGAGGGCAAGCGTCCTACCTTCGTGATCAAGAACGAGACCCAGTGGTGGATCGAATCCAACCAGGGTCTTGAGATGGCCAACATCATCCGAGGTAACGTGACCAAGGGTGCTTACGCCTCGTGTCGTTCGCTATCGATCTGCAACGCTCATCGTCCTGGTGAGGAATCCGACGCAGAACGAGACTGGGACGCCTGGCAGCAGGTTCACTCCGGTGAGGCTGTTGACACCAAGTTCCTGTATGACGCACTCGAAGCACCTGCCGACACGCCTGTAGGCGAGATCGCGGAACTCATCGAAGATCCCGAGGCCTACGAGGCAGCCGTTCAGAAGCTCCGTGAGGGTCTGGAAATCTGCAAGGGTGACGCTGACTGGCTGGATACCGAGATCATCGTAGAATCCATCCTGGACGTCCGAGAAGACGTCACAGAGTCCCGACGCAAGTTCCTGAACCAGATCAACGCAGCCGAAGACGCTTGGGTATCTCCCCGTGAGTGGGACAAGTGCATGTCGGTAGACGTTAGGCGTCTGGAAAAGGGCGACAGGATCACGATGGGCTTCGACGGCAGTAAGTCTTCCGACTGGACGGCCCTTGTGGCTTGCCGAGTCGAAGACGCGGCTATCTTCCCGATCAAGATTTGGAATCCCGAGAAGTATGGCGGTGAGGTTCCTCGTGAGGACGTGAACAACATGGTCGACTGGGCATTCGCTCAGTACGATGTGGTGGCCTTCAGGTCTGACGTCAAGGAATTCGAATCGTATGTCGATGCATGGGGTGCCAAGTACGGTAAGAAGCTCAAGCACAAGGCCACGGCCAAGCACCCAATCGCGTATGACATGCGGTCCAACATCAAGGCGTTCACTCTCGACTGCGAGCGCTTCCAGGATGCTGTGATCGAACGAGAACTAGTGCACAACGGAGACGTTGCGCTACGACGACATGTATTGAACGCTATCCGGCGTCCAAACAACTTTGGAATCTCCATCAGCAAGGCGACAAAAGACAGCTCCCGCAAGATCGATGCTGCGGTCTGTGCGGTTCTCGCTTTTGGAGCACGACAGGAGTTCCTGATGGGTAAGAACAACAAGAAGAAGGGGGTGGCAATCCTAAGGTGAGCGAATACGATAAGACAGTAGACGACCTGATTAACGCACTCAACGGCCGCAAGGGCAAGTTGAAGGAGAATCAGGCTTACTACGAGTCGGAATATCGACTCAAGGCCCTGGGGTTGAGTACGCCCCCTGAGCTGCGCCACATGACGGCGGCTATTGGTTGGCCTCGAATGTACCTGGACAGTCTTGAAGAGCGACTGGACTTGGAAGACTTCCGTAACGCAGATCAGGCAGAGGTAGACGAACGTCTCCGCTCTTGGTGGCAGGCGAACTTCCTGGATGCCGAGTCGGGTCTAGGACACCTTGAGGCAATGATCCACGGTGTTTCGTATATCACCGTGGCCGCACCTGGTGAGGACGACGACAACCCGGATATTCCTATCATTCGTGTTGAGTCCCCTTTCAACTTCATTGCGAAGCAGGACAAGCGAACCAAGAAGCTGACCGAAGCGCTGAGGCTCTACAAGCATCCCACCATTCCCAAGGAAGACATGGCGACGCTGCTCCTGCCAGACAGGACGGTATATCTCGCCCGTGGTGGTCCTTTCGCTCAGTGGAAGGTCGATGAAGTCATTAAGCACGATCTGGGACGGGTACTTGCTACCCAACTCCTGAATCGGGAGCGTCTCACCGAGGCGTACGGCAAGTCTGAGATCACCCTGGAGCTTCGTTCGGCAACGGATGCTGCTTCCCGGATCATGATGAACCTTCAGACCGCCTCCGAGCTTATGGCCATCCCACAGCGTGTGCTCTTTGGTATCGATCGAGACGAACTACCTACCGACCCTGACAATCCCGGCGCTGCTATGGAAGCCTATATGGCTCGTATCCTCGCGTTCGAGAATGAGAACGGCAAGGGTATGCAATTTTCTGCTGCGGATCTGCGGAACTTTACCGAGTCCCTCCAGGAGCTTGCCAAGCAGGTAGCTTCGTACACGGGTTTGCCCCCACAGTATCTCTCCTTCTCCTCGGAGAACCCGGCGAGTGCTGAGGCCATCAAGTCGGCCGAATCGCGACTGGTAAAGAAGACCGAACGCAAGGCCCGTATGTTCGGGCAGGCTTGGGAAGATGCCATGCGTCTCGGAATGCTGGTCATGGATGGTGAGATCCCCAAGGATGCTTACCAACTCGAATCGGTATGGCGTGATCCTTCCACCCCAACGTTCGCGGCTAAGTCTGATGGCGTTGTCAAGCTTCAGCAGGCTGGAATCATTCCGGTTGAGCAGGCACGCATCGAGATGGGTTACTCCGATGTCCAGCGCAAGCAGATGCGTGTGTGGGACCAGGACGACCCCGTAGCCCAGATGAACGCACTTCTGCTTGATGGCACTGCGAAGGCCAACGAGCAGATCGGAAAGGTAGACCCCAATGCTGCTAACGGAACTTCACAGAAGGCAGCGTAACATTTCGGCCCGTGTAATGCGGGTCGTGTTGGCGGTACTACTTCCCTTTTTGTTGATCCCCCTCACGTCGCAGGTGTGGGGGGACATCGTTCGGAGCATTTTCCCGCTTGTCAATGAGGCTCGTCGGGAAAGTGCTCAGCTCGCAAGGGAGTACTACGATACCCAACGGGAACGTCACACAGACGAAGATGAGCGTTTCGACGTTGATCTAGCAGGATATGAGTACGACTGGTTCTACGAAGCTATGCTTCCAGCCAAGAAGTCGTTCCAGCTCAACGAAACTACTCTGGGTCAAGCGATCCAGGCTGGGTTCAGGGCAGTCAAGGAAGTAGAAAACGGTGGTCGCAGGACCATCCGTAACGCTGTCGATCGTGACAGTTCCGCAGTGGGTTGGGCGCGGGTAGCTACCGGGCGCGAAACCTGTGGTTTCTGCTTGATGCTGGTCTCACGAGGTCCGGTCTACCAGTCCGCAGAGTCGGCCGGTTTGAACACGGACGATACGACAGCCCTTGAGATCCTGGACGAAGGCGATACTGAAGCTTTCAACGAGCTGATGACAAGGTTCCACCCCAACTGTGACTGCAAGGTAGTCCCAGTCTTTGACCGCAATGATTGGCAGGGTCGAGACGATTACCTGGAAGCACAGAAGACGTGGAAGGAAGTAACCAAGGGCCTCTCCGGGCGGGATGCTCTTAACGCATTCCGTCGTGCTATCGAAGACAACCACGTAGACCCCTCAGAATTTGCAGTAGTCAAATAGGTCGGCCTGGAGCCGATCTCACCTAACATGACCAGGAGTCATAATGTCCGACGATAACCAGTCCGCCACGACCACCACCGGCACGCAGAACACTGATGCGCTACCGGATTGGGCTCGTCGGGCTATCTCCGATGCCAACGCCGAAGCGGCTAAGTACCGCCTAAAGGCTCAGACCGCCGCTGATGAAGCAAAGGCTGAGACCTCCAAGGCCTACGACGAGCAGCTTAAGGCACTGGCTTCCGAGAAGACCGCCATTGCGGCGGAGCGTGACAATGCGGTAACCGGGCTGACCAAGCTCAAGGTTGCCATTGCGGCTGAAGTTCCGGGTGAACAGGCCGTTGTATTTGCAGACCTGCTCAAGGGCAGCACCGAGGACGAGCTGAAGGCCCATGCCACTCAGCTCAAGGACATGTTTGGTTCTCCTGCCGGAAGGCAGCGTGCAACCGACAAGTCCCAGGGTGCGGGTGGAAACGCTAGTGGCGTTAAGACCCCGGCTGAGCTGTTTGCCGACATGGTCCAGACTAACCTCAAGAAGTAAGGAATGCCACAATGGCAATGATCAACGAACTCGCGCCGAATACGACCAACAACCACCAGGGTCGTCTGGCGTACGTCCCCGATGACCTTCTCCCACCGGAGATCGTAGGGGCTATTTTTGAACAGGCTCAGGAGACCTCTCTTGTCCTGCGACTGGGTGAGCGAATCCCCGTCTCGTACGGTGAGACCGTAATCCCGGTCCAGACGAAGCGTCCTGAGGTTGGCCAGGTAGGTACTGGTACGACCAACGCGCTCCGAGAGGGTGGTCTGAAGCCACTGTCGGGCGTTGCGTGGGACACCCAGTCCTTCAGCCCGATCAAGCTGGCCACGATTGTCACCGTGTCTGAGGAGTTTGCTCGTACGAACCCACAGGGTTTCTACAGCAAGATCCAGTCCGACATGGCTCTGGCGATCGGTCGTGGTATCGACCTCGCGGTCTTCCACGGTAAGCAGCCTCTCACGGGTGGTGCCCTCCAGGGTATCACTTCCACGAACGTTCTGAACAACACCACCAACGTGGTCAACCTGGACACCGTTCCAGGCCCAGGCAATCTCTACGACGAGCTGATCGCGGGCTACGAGATGATTGACCCTGAGACCGACTTCGATGGTTGGGCGGTTGACTCTCGCTTCCGTGCACGCCTCATCCGTGAGGGTGCGGAGCGCGATGCCAACGGTAACCTTCAGAACCCGGCTGGGATCAACTTCAACGCGACCCGAGGCAACATCCTCGGCTTCCCTGCGGAGTACGGTAAGGCTGTCAAGGGTGACCTGGGCGCGGCTACGGCCTCTACGACCCAGATCATCGGTGGCGACTTCTCGCAGCTTCGTTGGGGCTTCGCTGACGAGGTCCGTATCAAGATTTCGGACCAGGCCACACTAACGGATGGTGTATCCAGCATCTCCATGTGGCAGACCAACCAGATTGCCCTGCTGATCGAGGTAACGTTCGGTTGGATCGTGGGTAACCTGGACGGCTTCGTGAAGTTCACGAACCCATCGGGTAGCTAATCGACAGGGGTTGGGGGAGGTCTTCGGGCCTCCCCCTTTCCCGACCACAGGAGTCCGCCAATGCGTGTAGCCGTATTCGTCCACTTCTACGTTCCTTACCGCAATGCGGGCTCCGAAACGATGCTCCATGCGATGGTCAAGGAATTGATCGAAGCCGGGCATACAGTCCAGGTCTACGCAACCGTCATGCCCGAAGCGCCACCACGTTACGAGTACGAAGGTGTAGACGTTCTGGTCACCAACATCATCTACGCACGACAGGACATCATGTCCTGGAAGCCTGATGTCATCATTTCCCACCATGACAATGTGTATCGGGCCAAGAACATCGCTGCCAAGCGAGAGATTCCGTTCGTGTTCATCTGCCATAATGACCTGTCCGGTATTCAGCAAACTCTGGACATCGAACCAGACTTCGTTGTTTTCAACACGGAATGGCTTATGGAGAAGCTGAAGCGTCCGGGGATGGCGCACACTATTGTGCATCCCCCCGTCTTCGCAGGGCAACACCGGACATCCCCAGGAAACAAGGTCACCTTGGTGAACCTCAATGTGCACAAGGGCTCCGGGATTCTCTATGAATTGGCACGGCGTATGCCGGATGTGGAGTTCTTGGCTGTTGAGGGCGCTCATGGTGAGCAGATGTACCCCCCAAAGCACTTGAAGAACATCGAGTTGGTCAAACAGACCAGCAACATGAAGGACGATGTGTGGTCCAAGACCCGCATTCTCCTGATGCCATCGTTTTACGAGTCGTATGGCATGGCCGGTGTTGAAGCTCTGGCTTCTGGTATCCCGGTTATCGCACACCCCACCCCCGGACTCAAGGAGTCCCAGGGTCCGTTCGGTCTCTTCGTGGACCGTGACGACATCGACAAATACGAATCCGAGATCCGACGTCT